CTTAGCAAGAATGTCACGTGCCAATGAACCTTTGTTGGCAAGAACGGCAATGTTTTGTGAATCCGAAAAAAGTGTCAGCCAAAGAAGGTATGCAACTGAGGTAGTGGTTTTACCAACCTGACGAGGACATTTTGTAATTGAAAATCTGTTTTCATGGTATGTTTTAATCATTTCCTTTTGGAAATCCCACATACGAAACGGCATCAGACCTTCATCAACGTTAACGATCTTAATGTATTTCATTGCAAAATACACCGGATCTTTAGAACACTTTATGTATTCGTCAACTTCTTCTTGTGTGTAAGGGTGTTCTACACCAACTTTCTTAAGAAGTGGATTGTCACGATAAGACGTTTTACTGTTAAGAATCATTTCGGTTTTTTAACAACTTTGATAACTCTGAAGTTGATCCTACAAAAATAGCCTTGTCAACATTTACACCAGAATCATTCTTCTTAATGTTCTTTAGTTCTCTAATAGTCTTCTGCATCGCCATTAATTTTTCGTTTGCTTCTGCTGTGTTCTTAATAAGTGTGGCAACTACTTCAAATGCACGTGGATGTTCTGTCTCCGATGCAATTGCAAGCAGATGGTCAATTGCTTGATTACCTTTTACCACCAATTCTTTGAGCGTTTGCCTTGATTCTTGATAGTCATTATCGAGGTCACCATCTAAATTTTTGGTAACCTGGGATTCAATTTTTGCTGGCAAATGTTCCGTTTTCTCGATAATAGTTGGTGTCACATCAAATATTTCAGTCATGCTCTTTTCAAATTTGGACATTTTAAACAAAGGTAGATTTAAATATCATGAATCCCAATAGTGGTTCTTCTGGTGGTGAAGGATCATTTGAGTTGTTACGAACAGTAATAATTGCATAACCATTATGTGGCGTTGCTGTAATGTCATATAAGGCCATAGTTCCATTAGAAATGTGTGCAATATAAAGCAAATCATTTGCTGTCATAAAAGAATTATTAAACGTAAATGTGTCCGAATATTCAGCAGGCACAATAGTATTATAAAGAAGAATTCTTCCTGTTATTTTGTTTAAAGTTATGGGTGTGGTTCTTGAAGTTAATTGAGCCACATAACCACCAGAACCCTGTCTGTAACCAATACCTGTATCCGCCATTGCCACATTAGGTGTACGAATATCTCCTGTAGTAGTTAGTGATCCTGCTAAAGTAACGCTTCCATTTGCAAGTGCATTGTTTGCTTTATTAAATGCCGCATTTGCGGTATTGTATGCCGAATTTGCATGTATGTTAATGTAATTCCTAACCGTATCAACTTTGACGGAGTTTGTAATCGAAGATGATGTGTTTGAAACTGGAATTAAAATATTTCCAGGCACACTGGAAATATCATTTAAATTTATTAATTCTGAAATCTTTTTTGCCATTTTTTATTCCTTTAGAATGACTAAATCTTGTCCGTCTTCCGTCATTATATCTTCTCCAAATTCCGTTGTAATTGGTTCCAATAGAGCTATTTCTGGGAATTCGGTAGTTGTTACTGAATATGTATAATTATTAGGTAATACAACATCAATTGGATTTGGTTGAACCTGAATGGTTACCAACTTAGTTGGTGTTTCCATAAATGAAGATGGAGTCCAATTTGCATTTGTTATCAAACCTTTAATCGGAGTGCCTGTCACAAAATGACCATTTAATCCTTTTATTTCTAATTTCTTGGTGTCTTGATACCAGGAAGAAACTTTTGCTGTGGCTGTTGCCATATCATAAGAATAACCTTGATAAACTGTTTCATTGGTTTGATAAATTCCTAAACCACCTACATTCATAACCGCAGTCGTGCCTTTATTTAACAAAGAATCATCATCATATATATTAGTTATTGCGGTTCTGATAATTTTTGGTTGTGACACTGCACCGTACAAATAACCTTTAACAGTAAAGTTTAGTGTCCATATGACACTTCGAACTTTTGATTCGTAATCACCTTCGTAATCATTCTCATTTGAAACACTTTTTAAAATTACAGGCAATTGCTTAATGACACCCATCTCAGGTATTAAATTCACATTCACTGTGTAATCTGGTGTAAAATAAGGAAGAATTTTCTCCATCAACTGAGCACCGTCTTCGATGTTTCGCACATAAACTACTAAAGAAAAATCAAAATCAAATGGAACTGGATTGTAAACCGCCAGAGTTGCGCCAGTATCTCCGTTATAGGAGGTCTTTTTCATGTTTGTGTTCAATTTACGTGAGGCATCATAACTCATATTTGTCATTTCAAACGACATGATTGGCAAAGTTATTTGAACTTTTTTGTCCAAGTTTGGATCACCCTCCAAACGAGAAACATATTTTTCTTTTCCACCATAAACAATTGGAACCAAAAAATTCTCTTGTTCAACACCGTTCGAATCGTAGCGTGACAATTTAATTTCGTTAAAAAGATTACCAAATGCTATGACAACCTTTCTAATTATTCTATGATATGTGTAACTCATGTCGGTGTACCAAACGGATTAGATTCAGATAAATCAACTATATCATCAGCTTCTGTCTGAATAGATTTGTTATCATACATTTCACGTTCTTGCGGGTCAGTCAAGGTATCAACAGCATTCGAAATAACAAAACGTGCATTACTTGTGTTACCAGTTAACAACTGATTATTTGCAAATGTACCTAAAAGGTCCGTGACTTTGAGTGTGCCTGTTGGACGATCCCAATATACAACTGTACCTGATACACCGGTTGTGTTTGCTGTAACCGCTTCACCCAATGTAAAGTTATTTGATGCTGTGTTTGCTGTTACCATTAATGTAACATTGTATGCGTCCTCAAACACTGTATTATCAATATTGGGAATGCCAACATCAATTGTTTCTTGTGAGTATTTGAATTTCTCAAGTTCCAACTTATAGAAGTATGGATACTTGTTACCTAAAACATAGAATGCTTCAGAGTAATTTACGTATTTGATTTCATACATCTCACCAGTTTGTGATAAGAATGGTATATAAATCAAATCACCTTCTCTGGGTCTTTGGTATGTTTGTGGAACCCAACGTGCAAAAGAACGTTTGGAGACAATCACAGACATATTGTTGCGGATTTCTAAACCAAATTTAGAAAAGAATTCTCTTTCGCCTTCATAACCATCTACGTTTGTAATGTATAATTCCAACGGATATGATGCATCAAATTTTTTGAGTGGGTCTTCACCATAAATTAAATCCCTAGCAGACTCATTAGTATTTGGAATGTAATAGCAATCCACACCATTAATTTTAATGGTTTCAATCATCAAGTCTTCGATTAACCTTTGTTCAGGTGAAGAATTGTAGTTGTTAAAATAGAGATTTGTTGCCATTAGTTCAAATAGAAATCAACTGGTAGTTCGTATTTGGATTGAATTTCAACTTCCAAATTTTTGATTTCTTCCACAGATTCTTCATAAATTTTATCACCATTCAGTATAACACCACCGGGAAGTTGAACACCTGCAAACTTTTTAAGGTTGTTACCCCAGTTACGTTTGATAAGTGCTGTAGCATATTCTTTGAGCCAACGGTCATTCCAAACTGATGCGTATTGAGCAGAATCGATCATTGCGTATGCTTCAACAACAGCCACATCACCTGCGTTAATGGCTGAACCCCAACCCCAATCACAAAAGAGTTTGTTCATGTGTCGTTGAAAACGAATAGGTACTTCACCTGTAAACAATAACTCAAGTGAACGGAGGTGTTGCATCGTAAGAGTATAATTTATATAAGATGCAGAAGTGAAGTCATATAGTTCATTTAAACGGAGTTGATAACGAAGGTCAAACATATTGTTTGTGTTAATCGAATCTGAAATTGGAAAGACACGTGTGACACCAACAATGTTTACTGCATTATTACCTGTATCTCTTGTGACACTCGGTGACATATTGATATATTTGTTTGCTATGTCTGTGGCATCAAGACGTTTGATGTAATATACCTTTTGAAGTGCATCAAAATGGTAGTCTTGCCAATATTGAAATGCATCATCAATTCGGTCTTCCACCTGGTCATCATCAACGTTGATTTCGATGGTTGGAAAACCGAGTCTGCGTAGGCAGTATTCTTTAAATGTTTGTCTATTTGTTACCGATGGCATGTTTTTATTCCTATTATGAGGTATTTATTGCTGTATAACTTATACATCCATCAATTTAGAAATAAGAGATTCGAGCATAGCTACTCTAGCACGAAGGTCTACAACTTCTTTGGCAAGTTCAACAGACGAAGCCAGTGCGGCATTACCATATGCAACAGACAAAGTTTTCATATCATCATTTGCAGTCAGAATAGCTTCTGGTAATAATTCCTGTAATGACTGTGCTGATACACCAACTTGTGTTAAATCTTTTTCATCAATACGTTCATATATACCGACTTTAACTTGCGCCAATCGAGTGACATAGTTTACTGGCATATTGCGCCAATTTTTCTTTAGTCTTTCGTCCGAATAAGCTGTAACGTTACTTGCATACGTTCCGTTACCGGACATATCCAATTGCCAACGGTTTGCG